TTAGTGATCGACACTTCTGACGGGACCAATGACTTCGAAGTCGGGGATGTCGATGCTCTCCTCGACGCCGCAGCAGTACCAGAGGCCATCTTCGCGAAGCGCTATGAAAGTCGTCCCGTCTGACGAGCAGCGGCACCAGTAATAGCCGTCCTCGTACTTGTCGCGATTGATGCCTAGGCTCAAGCCGTCTTCACCTCTGGTGGTTTCTCGCGGACGAAGTACCGCGACTTGGCGAGTGGGTTCTTGATCCACTCGAGCTCGCGCCATGCCGGCGGCACGGGGAGTGTGTTGATCGCTTCGATCAGGGACTTCACCGGGACGTGCGTGTAGACGCGGCTCATCTCGGTGACGGCGTGGCCGAGGATCTGGTCCTTGATATGTGGGTGGACCCCGTTCACGACAAGCTGGGTTGAGACGGTGTGCCGGCCGGTGTACGGCGACACGTCCGTGATCCCCGTGCGCTCGCGCGCGCCGAGGATCGCCGTCTTGATCTGCCCCCCATCGGTGTAGGGCCTATTCTTGGGCGTGCGGAAGAGCCTTCCGCCGCGGGTCTTGAGCGCCCGAAAGATCGGCACGATGAAATCGTGGAGCGGCACGCCGCGCGGCTGGCCGGTCTTCGAGTTCGATAGCACCAGCCAGCTATCGTCGGGACGGACGTCGTCGACGTCCGCGTCGAGCGACATGAGCTCGATCGGCCGCATCCCCGTGTAAAACAGACACGTCATGATCAGCCCGGGAGCCGGGCTCATGGCCGAGACGAATTCGTAAGCGCGCTCGTAGCCGACAGCGCGCGTGCCGGAGCGCTTCGGCGCCGGCTTGTTGAGCGTGCCCTTCGGCTTCTTTGGGCGCGACCATTTCTTTTCCGGCGCCCACCCGCCGGCGACCGCCTTGTTCCAGATGGCGATGAAAGGCGTGTGCACCTGCCGGTTCTTGGTCTGGTAGCTCGCGTTCGGATAGATCTCGTCGGCGGCGGCATCTAGATCTGACTGCGAGATCGTATGCAGCTTCCGCTGCGAGCCGAAGTGGCTGACCAGCTTGCCCACATATTCGGGAGCGCCGTGGTGGGCCAGATAGTGGGCCGCTGCCTCGTTGAAGGTGAGAGTGGCGCGCTTACCGAAGACCGACTGCTCGATGAGCTCGGCCTCGCGCAGCGCGCGGATAGGCTCCGCGGACTTCCTGTCTATGACGCCGGTGCTTTCAAAAACGAAAGCCCCCCGGACGGTGCCCCGCATGTAGATATATTTCGATCCCTTTCGCTTGACGAGTTTCAGTGCCATACGCGCTCCCCACTAGAAACCATCTCATTGCGCCCTTCGACTAAATTATTTTCTTGCGCCAGTTACCATTGACCGTCTTTTCGTAGTTTTCCAGCCACCAGTAATGCCAAACGTGTCCGAGCCACGCAATGTTGACCGAGACGACTATCGCGCCGCCAGTGAACGACAGCCACTGCCCGAGGCTGGGATAGTAGTAGAGGTTCCAGAGCCCCCATGCGGTGGTCCACGCGATCGTCGGCCAATAAAATCCCTGCACCTTCTTGCTCTGGCGGAGCATCATGACGCCTCGCCAAAGGAAGTAGGCGATGCCGAACTCGAAGATGCCGTTGGTGAGATCGGCCCAGGTCATTGCCCGCCTTTGCCCGGTGCTGCGCAGTATGGGCGGCCGTTGTGGGAGAAGAGCACTTGAGGCGGGAAGCAGAAATACTCGCCACTCATGCACTTTGCGGACTGCAAGTCGCGCTCCGTGCACTTGAATTCGGGGAAGCTTCCATAGTTGTCGCAGGCGGACGCCAGGAGCGCTGCGATCACGGCTAGAGCTCTAATCATTGGCAGAACTCCTGTTTGAGGTTCTCGAGGCCGGCAATCACTTTCTCGATTTGCGCCATCGAGACGCCGGTCGAGTCCTTGAGGAGAACGACGATCGCCCGCTTCTTGAGACCGCCATTGAGGAGACGCGTAACGCCCTCGCTGATCTTGGTGATCGACTCGGCGAGGATCTGATCGCTCTCCTCGAAGCCTTCGGTTTTCTTAACCATGGGGCTTCTTCTCGGCGACTTTCTTTTCGAGGGCGCGAAGCGCTTCGATCTCGAGCGTGAGCGCCACTTCGACGTCGCAGTTGGAGAATAACTTTTCGCGATATTTGTTGACGCCGTTGCCGAACCAGATATCGCTGCATGTCGTATTGCCTCCCGCGGTCGGAGCCGATTGCATGTTCAGCTCCTGCGACATGGTCGCTCTACGGCAGTCTCGATATTCGTTGTCGCCGTGATCGAGCGCGGCGTAGCAGCGCAGCGGGATGCCGCTGAGGATCGAGGGAGTAGCCGGTCGACCATCTCCGCCTGCGAACACAGCCGCACCAAGAAGTAGACCGAAAATAAAACCCATCACTTACCTCCATGTAGTTCTTCGGTTTTGGTGACCATTATTTCCGCGGATTTTCCGCGAGCACCCGCTCAATATCGGCGCGCGATATGATGATGGAGCGATGAACCCCGACCCACCACGCGGGAAGCGAGATGCAGAAGACCTGCGGTCTATTGTTTATGCAGAGGCGAGCACTCAGACGTATGTCTGGAGCGGCCAGGTTGCCGCCGTCATCAAATGTTTCCATCTTCGCCCATGCGCAAACACGGGCCATTATTTCCCTCCGTACTGGTAGAACGACGACAGGAACTCGGTGGCCGCGGTCTCCGGCGACCAGAAGCACAGCTTCACGTGCAGCGGCGGCTCGTCACTGCCCCAGTCGCGGGGGGGTACGTCCATCGTTGCCATGTTCTGCGCGCGCTCGTCGGCGAGGATCGCGTTGTCGAGTCGCTTCACCTCGTCGGGCACCGGCCACTGGATCCCGTAGCGTTTGGCGACGGTGAGCATGATCTCGTGCTCGATCTCGGCGTAGTTGCTGAGATTCGCTTTGATCGGGCGCGGGATGTCGACGAGGTACGCTTCGCTCGCATCGTGCAGGAGCGCGGTGAGCGCAAGCTCGCGTGGCGCATGGCGCGCCACCAGGACGCAGTGCTCGGCCACCGAGTAGAAGCGCGTGCAGTGACCGCCGTAGCGGCACATCTTCGCAAGCGCGTGCGCGATGTCGTTGATGTCAAGCTCGTCCGCGCGCGGATCCACCGGCCAGAACTTCCGGCCCGAGTAGGTCTGCATCCAATTGCCTTTACGCGTCTTGTGGATTGTCATTTGGAACACTCTCGTGAGGGGGGAGGGGATGGAGCTCGAGCCGGTATCCCGTCCCGAACGTGTTGGTGATCGTTATGTGCAGCTCGGCCGCGCGGCTGCGCAGGCCCTTCAGCAGGACGCGCACGGTGTTCTTGTTGCGCTTAAGCGTGCGTCCGTAGACCGCGACGTAGAGCTCATCGAGCGTGACGGACTTCGGATGCGATTGTGTCATCCGGTAGAGAAGCGACGCCTCCGACGGGCTGAGCTTCACGGTCTTCAGGCCGCGCGTGGCGAGGTTGGTGAACAGGTTCACGGACACAAGATCATCCGGACGAACGCGCGCAATGAGATCGACGATCGCCGAGGCCGACTCGGCAGCGAGCGCGTCGCCGACGGCCGCCGCGTTGTTCAGCTTCTCGATCAGTGCGTCCAGTTGATTTCGTTCTTCTGAGTTCATCTGTGGGTGCCCAATGGTGGTTAGGCTTCGTCGATGAAGTTGGCGTGCGGCGAATTATTCAGGTCGATTTCCACGAGATATTCAGACGCGACCGCGTACTGCGTTCCCGAGCCAATGAACCCGCGCACGGTCTTCGCTTTGAACTCGCGCTCGAGCGCGCGATTGAAGATATGGCGGGAATAGTTGTTGTCGCCCAACCAGTTAGACAGCTTCGTGGAGCTGATCCGCATCAGCTTCTGATCGAGGCCGACGTGCACGTACACGCTCTCTAGCCGAGAGGCATCACGCTTCACCACGATGCCGGATGGCTTGCCCTTCGAGGTGTGGATGCGGTTGGTGTAAAGCGTGTGGCGGGCGCGCATCTCATTCAGAAATTGCGCGAGAATGTTGGACACGTTCATCGTGTCCTTCATGTCCACCGGTTGGCTGGCGCGCTCGCTCCGCATTCCGGCAAGCGTAGTGATCATGAATTGCTTCAGCCCCTCTTCGTCGATCTCCGTGAACTTCAGCTCGTTTGAGTATTTCGCTCCCAAACAGACGCAGGTGATCAACGCCGCCCAAAATCTTTCGTCGGGCTGTATCCTGAGTTCGGTCTCCAGATTTTTGAAGTAGGAATTGACTTCAGAGTTAAGGCGCGCGTGGTGCGCTCCCAAAAACTTCGCGAACTCAAGTCCGACGATGCCGTAGTTATCGTGCAGTGCACCAAGCAGACTTTGTGCATCAGCGAGCGCAACCTGAGCACCAATCGCTGGTGGTACTTCGTATTCGAAGACGCGATACAAACCAGCCGTCGTCATTTTTGTCCTCGTCAACACGAAGTCGAGAAGACTTTCATTCGACGCCGAAACTAGAATCGTTTGCCACGTCCCCGGGTTCCGCTGCTGGGACGACTGCGTTAACCGCGACTTTTCTTTTCCTAGGGAAAGCTGGAACGCGAGATTGACGAACTTCTTCGTATCGTCTTCAGTTTTCAGCTCGTCCCAAAAGAGGGGCAGCGAGCGGATCTCGCCGATCTTGTTGACGACGGAGTTCTGCGTATCTGAAAGCCCCTGCATGGCTTTAATGGGATCGCCCCACACCGCCTGCGCGATCTTGAGCGCAGTCGATTTTCCGATGCCGGACTCGATCGAGTAGAGGCTCATGAGGAGCCCCGTCTGGCCGGTAAAGCGCACGAGCGGCGCGCCGAAAGAGGCGGCAATCACCGCGTCTAGCGCCGGCCGCTTCTGTTGCGTGACCATCTTTGCCGCCGTGATCCACGGCTCGATGGCGCCGGTCGGCTCGTACTGCTGCGCGATAACGAAGTCGGGGCTGGCGGCTTGGCGCTCGCCGTTCGGCGACCAGACGTGGCCACCGAAACAGAAACCGTCGATCTTGCCGAAGGCGGTGTTCCACCCGAACGGCACGGAGGAGACGGTCATCCCCTTCGTCTTCTGAAGCTTCTCGATCCAGCTAACCACGAATTCCACCGTCATGCTGGTCTCGCCCTTGCGGAGCGGAACACCCTGCGCCCATAGCGTCGAGCGCATTCCCGCGTCGTCGCTTACGTCGGTAAAAGGGAGGGTGATTTTTTTCTGCCTCCCACTATCCAGAATGGTTGTGAAGTGCAGTGCCCACGGACTAACTTGTAGCCAGGGGTCCTGCATCGGATACTTGCAGATCGGGATGAAGTCTTGCTGACCGTCTTCACGCGTGGTGATTTTGAGAACGACGCCGTCGGCGCGTCGGACATAACCAGTCGGTAGGTCGGACTGGGAAACGGCGGGCTGAGGTGGACCACCGAATTGGGTTCCAGATGGAGCCCCGCCAGCTTGGCCGTTACCAACACCAGCGACATTCCCAGGTAGATTCCCACCACCAGCGTTAGGAGTGGGAGAGTTCCTGGGCGTGAAATGTAGTGGCGATTTCCCAGCGGCGAAGTGGACGCAGCTCTGGCAGAGCTTGCAACCGCTGCCACTGATCGTGCGGCACGCCGGCCAGCCGAGGCCTTTGGCTTCTTTCTCGCGTTCTTTCCTGTCGAATAGCTCATCAGTGCTCTCCTGGGTGTAGCCCGGATGCTTGTTCGCCATCCGGTGCGCGTCCGCGCGCGGATTGTCCGTGAACGTCGCGATCAGCGTCGTCAGGTTCCACAGCGGATTGGTGAAAGCCGCGCCGCCAGTATCGAGAGCATCGCGAATGAACCCACACTCAGACTTGAGCTCATCGAGCTTGATCGGCGCGGCCCTTCCCATATCGACTCCCATCGCGAGCGCACTGTCGCCCGTGATCGGGGGCCGAGACGGGAAAAGCGAGGGGTCGATGTCTTTGGTGATTGGTGCGGCGACGCGGTACGGCTCGAGCGCCGCCCAGATCCGATCGACTGCGTAATCGAAATCGGTCCGGCCTCCGGTGAGGCGAACGGGACGCGGCGGCTCGGTCTTCCGGTTGAAAGTGTCGGGCACGCGCAAAACGCGCGCCGCGTCGATTGTGCATTGCGTGTCGCATTTCAGGCCGAGCTGCTTCGTGGCTTCGGCGAGGGCGAAAGCGAGCGGGTTCCACTCGGGCGGCGTGAGTGCGCGCGCAAGCGTCCAGTAGACGTGCATCCCACCGCCCGACGAAACGATCAGGCTCGGCTTCGGCATGTTGGATTTGGCGAGGAAGTTACCCAGCGAGGTAACGGCCTCGTCGGGCGTGTCGTAGCCGTGATCGCCACCCTTGAAGTCGATGTCGATGAACAACGACTTGAGGTAGGCGGCGTTCGCCTGCGAGCGTACGGGCGTGAAATACTTGCCGCCGCTGCGGGCGGCGGTCTTTTCCGTCGCCGTCCGCTGCGAGCTCATGCACGCATAGATGTCGCGCGTAGTGGAATTTTTTAGCGCATACTCGATCGCCCGCACGGCTTCGTTGAGCGATCGACATGCGCGCCCCGTCCACGGCGCCTTGCGCCCCGGCTCGAGATCTGGGGGCACAAAGGTCCAATGGATATTCACGAAGGTAGGAGCTTCCCCTTCTTGGGGCCAAGGAACGACGCGCGCCAGATATTCTTTTGCTTGTTCGGTGGACATTGGCTTCGCTTATGGGCGCGAGGTGATTATTCGGGCATCAGCTCCTTCAGCTTGGCGTCGAGGCTGTCCTCGAAGCTCTTGCCGTTGGTCGCCGGCTGCTGCGCGGCGACCGTGGTGGCCGTGGGCGGGGCGAAGCCATGCGACTGAGGCTGGGGTCCCGCCTGGATCTGCGGAGCGGGAGCCGACTGAGGCGGCTGCTCGAAGGCGCCGGCAGGCGGATTGGCCGTTGCTGGAGCGGTGATTTCCGAGCCCTCGGCGAGGATGCGGGCAACTTCCGGCGACTTCTGCATTTCAATGATGAGGTCGGCTTCGGCGTCGGTCAGCGGCCTGATCGCGCTGAACTCGAACTTCGGATACGACTCTTTCGCGTCGAACGCGATGCGCACACCGATCGAGTAGTAGGGATACCCCATCGCCTGGTAGCGCTGACCGAACGTCGCGAGATCCTGGAGCGATCCGGCAGGCACGCGCAGGAGCATCGGCCCCTTGAACATCTCGTTGCGAATATCGTCGAGCGGCACGACGGCGAGGCGCTTCGAGTCCTGGCAGGCCTTACCCTGCTTGCCCGAAGGCGTGATGCGCGATCCCCACGCGTTTTTGGGGCAGCTCGCACACGAAGGGCTCTGCTTCTTGGCCGCTCCCGGCTCTGGCGTGAGGCCCGTGGTCGAGAAGCAGTCGGGAGCGGCGGACGCGCCTTCGGTGTAGCCCGCCTCGTACCAGATCTTGGAAACGTGGGAGCTCGCCTTGACGATCACGATCTCGATCGAGTTGCGCGGCCCGTCGCCGTCAGCACGCATGAGCTGGCGCTCTTCGCCGCGGTAGCGGGTGCTCCACACCTTGCCACGATACCCGATGATGCCGAAGCCGGTTTGGACGCCGGCGGCAAGATCGTTCTCGGGGGGACGGTTGGCGAAGCGCGTAGAGACGGCTCCGAAACCGGGCTGCTGTACGATTGCATTCATAGTCACTTCTCCTGTGGATGGCTCGAAATTACTTGCGGCGGACGCCGACGACGTGCGTCACCGAATAGTTCACACCAGGCGGCGGCGTCTGGTGTTTCTCGACGTGGTCAGCGACGGCGGTGACGTTCGCCTTCTTGTCGATCAGATCCCAGTCGCCTTGCGAGACGACGTAGGTCCAGAAGGCAGTCATGTCCGCCACCGAGGCCGATTTCTTCGCCGTGCGATAAACCGTGCCGTGCGGCGTCTGAATGCTGTCGCCGTTCACCTCGTTGAGGTGCTGCAATAAAACAGCATTGAGTTGCTCAAGGGTCTCCTTGTACGGTTTCAGCTCGGCTTTTGCGGCGGCTTCTTTATCCGCGATAAGATCGCGCAGCTTCACGAACTGCTGCACGCGCTTGGCGAAGTCGATTTTCTCGGGCGCCGGCGGCGTCTGGACGGGTGCGTTCACGGTTACCTCCGTAGGTTACGCGCGGCTCGCCTCTTCGAAGAGCTCGAGCAGCTTCTCTTGGACTTTCTGTTGGGCACGCAAGAGCGAATAGATTCGCCGCTCGACCGGCGTGCTCTGAAGGTGCAGCACGAGTTGCTTGTGCTGCTGGCCAATTCGCCGGATGCGGCGGTTGGCCTGGTCGTAAATCTCGAGTGACGTCACCGGCGCGAACCAGATGATGGTGTCGGCGGCGGTGAGGGTGACGCCGTGCGCAAGGCATTGCGGATGCGCGGCGATCGTCCGGTACTTGTTGGTGTTCTGGAAGGCGTTAAAGATCTGCGCCCGATCGTTCGGGGGAGTGTCGCCGGAGACGGTCGCGTGCTCGATATTGTTCTTGGTGAGCGTCTCCGAGATGCCAGCGAGCGCGTGCTTGAACGGGGCGAATACGAGCACCTTGCGGCCCGAGGCGTTGATGGCGTCGAGCATTGCGTCGATGCGATTCTGGTTGTCGAGCGAGATCGTGCCGCCGTCCTTGGTGTAGACCCAGCCAGACGACACCTGGAGAAGCTTCATCATCACGGCGCCGGCATTGGCCGCGGTGATTTCCTGCGACTGGATCGCGGCGTAGCAGTCGTCGACAAGCGCCTTGTAGATTTTGGCTGTAGATGGCGCGAGGTCGACGTCGACGAACTGCTCGACGCAATCCGGCAGCTCCACGACGTCATCGAGCGAGAAACGCACCGCCGGCTGAAGGGCAGCGAAGGCGCGCTCCACCGCGTCCTGCTTCGGCACCCATTTGAACTGGGTGACACGCTGCATCAGCTCATCGCGGAAGCGCGAGAAATACTTAGGCACCGTGTGGGGCGTGACGATCGACGCCTCCGCCCACGCGTCTGTCGGCTCATGCGGGATCGGGGCGCCGGTCATGCCCCACACCCACTTCATCTTCTGCGCGAGCTTGCGCGTTAGCTTGGTGCGGTCGGCTTGCCCGTTGCGGTAGACCGCGAGCTCGTCGAGGCCGAGCACGTCGAGGTCGGGCATCTTGAGGATGTCATCGAAGACGACCTTCAGCCCGTCGTGGTTGAGGATGAAGATTTCGACATCCGGGTTGTTGAGCAGCGCGAGCCGACGCTTTCGGTCGCCGTGGACGACCGCGCAGCGGCGGTGCGGGATCGTGTTGAAGACCTCTCGCTCCCACGTGAAGCGTAGTGTCGAGAGCGGCGCCAAGATCAGCAGGCGGCCGCAGAGGTTGTTACTTCGAAGGTAATCCCACGCCCAGAGAAGCGCCTTCGTCTTGCCTGTGCCCATGTCGTTGAGCACGTAGGCGCGTTCGTTCAGCGACAGCAGCGCGCAGGTTTTCTTCTGGACTTCGAACGGCTTACCGCCGGCCCAGTCGTAGTGTGTCAGGATCGGCGCGGGAACGGTGTATCCGAGCTTGCGAAGGATGAACGTCTCGGTGGGGCCGTGCGGAAGGAGAAGATGCTCCGCCCCGTTGAACTCCATAGACTTCGCCGCGGGAAAGAGATTGCGCACCTCGTTGCTGAACGGAACGCCGAGCAGCTTATGTTTTGGGCTTACGTGTACGGACATGAGTGGTTCGTTTCAGATAGAGCTCGAGCTGGGTGGTGTCGCCGTCGACAACGAGAACCTTGCCGCGGGCCGCGACGATGTCGCGCGCGGTCTGGCGCTGGAGCTCCGTTAGTTGTTTGCCCGGAGCTTTCGTCTCGATGGCGAGAAATTTTCCGTTGACGCAAACGAGGAAGTCGAGCGTCTTCGCTCCGTACCCCGATTGCACTGGCATAAATCTGTAGACGAGATCGTATTTTTCAAGGACGCGTTTGACGCGCGCCTTCACTTTTCCTTCGGGCGTCACGTGACCAGCAGCACCTGTGCGACCATCGCGTCACTCGGAAAAGTTTCGAATGGCTCGGTGAATTCGAGTTGGATCTTATCGTCGTTCACCCTCACGATGAACCGCACCATCACCCGGTCCTCGTGCTCGTCGTGGTAGACCTTGAGCACCCACTTTCGTTTTCCGTCGTGCGGCACGAAGCGAGCCTGGACGCCATAATACGAATATCCGAAACGATCTATGGCGCGTTGGTCCGCGACTTCACGCGCAGCGTTGAGGCGAATGATCTGGCGTCCAGCCGACATCTCGCCAAGAGTCCTCGCGGTTATTCCCCGTGGTACGGACATTGTTTCACCGGGCACCAGTTGCGGCAGAGGCGGCCGGGCTTCGCCGGATACGAGTTCGTCTCGTAGGCGTGCTTGAGCGACTCGATACGCGGCCATAGCCCCTTCCAGAGCTCGACCATTCCCTCGCGCGTGAAGTCCTCGCGCGTGCTGGCGTTCTCTTTGAGCCAGATAAATTCGCTACGCACCTTCTGCACTTCGGGGTAATGCGCGAAGACGCAGGCGGCGGCGAGCGCAAGCTGCACCGAGTCCTCGACGATCTTGCCGGTCTTCCAGTCGACGATCAGCGCCACCGGGCCGGCCACCTTGATGACGTCGCCGACCGCGCGGAACCACACCGGCGCGTCGAAAAACCCGCACGGGCCGAACTCTTTGGTGATCGCGAGCTTCTGCTCGACGAGGATGCGGACGCCGGGCTGGTCGGCGCCGGCGAGGATCTTCTGGCACCACGGCTCGAACGACGTCATGGTGATCGGCAGTGGCGTGTTCTTGGCGATGCGCGCCGCGCACGCCGCGTGAACCTGGTTGCCCCAGAGGAGCTGCTCGCTCTCTTCCTCTTTGACGTCTTTGGCGACTTCGAGATGGTAGTGCCGCTTGGGGCACGTCTCGAAGTTTTTCAGGCGACTATAGCTCCACGTGAAGGGCTTCGGCCCTCCGCGGAATTGAGTGACCGCCATCAGCGGTTCTCCAGCACGCGAAGCTGCGTGATCAGCGAGTCGGAGGGGAACATCGCCCAATCGTCCTTGAGGATTACCGACTCGTTGCCGGTGATGACGAACACGTGCACCGTGTCGGCGACCCTCGCTGCGTCCCAGTAGTCAAAAAACTTGGACGAGTCGGGCGTGCGGAGACGGTGCTTGATCATGTCGATCAGCCCCATGCCTTTATGGGCTTTCTCGAATTTGGGGGTGCCGACCATCGCTTGGAACATTTCCGCCATAGCGGACGGCATCGGCGTGTACCTCTGGAGATAATCCATCTCCAGCCCTTTGAGTCGCTGCAGGATCTCGTGTTTGCAATCCGGAGATATATTCGGATCTCTCAGAATTCTCTCTACGGGCTCGCCGAGATAGTTGTATTTGGGAGGACAAAGATCGCTGATCGCCATCGTTACTCGCTGTGGGTGAGTGTGGTTATGCGGCTACGGATGGTTTCGTTTCGCTCTCCGTAACCTGCGGGGTAATCATCCCGCGGATTTTTTCTTTGGTTTCTTCGTCGAGCCAGTAGCCGACGTTGCGCCGCGAGTGGATTTGGATCTCCCACTCTTTCAGGTGGCGGCGAAGGCGGTGAACGGCGACCTTGGCGTCAGTCGCGATCTCGAGCCGCTGCCGGATGATTTCAGGCGTGACGGTATCGAGTGAGATGAGAAGGCCGAACAGATTGTTCTGGGCCGGGGAGAGACGAAACGTGTTAGCGATGGTCTGATTGTTCTGGTTGAGAGCGGCACGCAGGTCTCGCAGTTGCTGCCGCAGAACTTCGATTTCGTCGTCCGACATGCGTGGTGGTGCCTCTCGGTTGGGTTACGCACGCCTTACAAAACGGAGAGTCACGCGACAAGCTGTCGCGCGTCACAAAACCGCAACAGAACCAAAATCCATTCAAGTGTTCAGAGAGTTGCACGAAGGTCACTTTGCATCGCCGTATGTCGGGCCGCTTCCGACCTCCGCGGCGAGCGGAAGGTCCAACGCCCATTGCGGGCGCCGCACCATTTCCTCGTGAATAATTTTCTTCACCTCCGCGACGTGTTGCTTCGGCGTGATGAAGACGAGCTCGTCGTGCGCTTGCAGATTGAGCCACACGTTGTACTTGGCCACGCGCCGCTGAATTCGTACGGCAGCAGACATAGTCACGATGCGGGCGATCGCTTGCACGATGTTCTCGAGCAGCGCTCCACCCCAAATAAATTTGGTCTTGGGTCCGTACTTGAAGCGCCACTGACCGCCTTCTTGCTGGAGGTCGCGATAGAAGAGACGTAACCCGCTGGGTAACAGGATCGAGCCCTTCTCGATCAGGCACGGACCGAATTCAGCACGGCCGCCGCCGGACAGGATGTTGAGATGCGCGCCGAGCGTTTTCCACGCACCCGAAATCCGGTAGTTTTTTCGACGATAAGTTTTGACGGTCTTGATCGACGTCTCGTCGTCCAACTCGATCGCGGTACCGATTTGTTGCTTCGATAGGATTTTGACCGAGCGTTGAAACTTCTCCCAGCCGACGCCGAAGCCGAGGCTGAGAATTCCGGTCTTGCCGACGAAGCCCATGCCGACTTGTTGCGGATCAGGATCACCGTTCGGGAGTTTTGCCTTGCGGTTGACCGGCTGGTCGAACACTTCGGATGCAAAGTCCGAATAGACGTCGGCTCCGCGCGCGAACGCGTCAACAAGATCAGTCTGGCCGCAGATCCACGCGGTAATGCGCGCCTCGATTTGTGAGGCATCGGCGACAACGGCTTCTTCGTCCGGGCCAACCGTGAGTGCGCGCCGGAGCGCCTTGACGCCGTCGCGCGCCGGCATGTTCTGCATATTGATTTTCCACTCGCCCGACAGGCGATGTGTATGCGCGCCGGAGAAGCGCAGCGGCACCGGCATCAGTCCGACTTGTCCCTTACCAGGCCAGTTCAAGGCGGCAATCTCGAGCAGGCGCTTGGTGCGCGTCTCCTCGAGCGTGCTCTTGTGACCCAATCGGGCGGCGATCAGCGCCTGCACCGCGGGGTTGTCGTCCTCCTCAAGTGCGAGGAAATCGGGATCGGTCTTTGAGAACGCCCACGTCGAAAGCCCGGTCGTCGGCGAAATCTTCTTCGGCGGTTCGCACCCGACGTTCCGCAGGAGCTCGGCGAAGCGATCGTTCGACATCAAATCGCTCTTGCCGTCGACGCCGCCCGCGAGCATTGCCTGGGCGAGAAGTTCGTTCTTCTGCTGGACGATGCTGTTGAGGTGAACAGCGAGTTTCGGCGCGTCGAGAATGAAGCGCGGTTTGATCGCGCAACGCAGGACCATATCCATGACCGGCAGCTCTTCGGCCGGGAATTCACCCGACTCGACAAGCTTCTCGAAGATCCCTTCGTTCAGATCGTTATCGTTGAGCGCGTACACCTCGTAATCCGGCCAGAGGCCGGCGGCCTTGATGGCCGCGCCGCACATGCCCTCGACTTTGAGGATCGTCTTGCCTTTCGCCGGCAGGCCCAGATGCTCCGCTACGGTTTCGAGGTTGAGGCGCTTGAGTTCGGAGCCGCGGCAAGCGCGCGCGACCCCCATCGTGTCGACCATCAGCTTGGGCACGAAGTCATATTTCCACGCTGTGATGCACATATCGAACAGCGCGTTGAAAGTTACCATGCAGGTATCTTTCGGATCGAGCGACGCAAAGTAGGCGCGGAGCTCCGCGTCCTCGAGAAAGACACCGGGTTGACGCCGTTCTTTCACGGCGCAGCCGATCATTTCGAAGCGGGGATCGAGGATGTATTGCACCGGCGTCATGCGGCGCAGCGTGTATTCCTTGGAGTAGAACGTCTCGTAGTCGAGGAAAACGAATTTCATTTTTCTGAAACCCACCGATAGTTGACTTGGGGAGTCGCAACCCCTATCTGTTGCGACGCTCGCGACCAGCGAGTGCTCCTGTGGGTGGAGTTCGGCGCGTCGAGGATGGTGGTCCTCGGCGCGCCTTTTATTTAGGTCTCCCTACGATCGACAGCCTTTCCGCAGAATTCGAACGATGGCATCGAAGTCAGGTTGGCAAAGGCTTCCGCCTTGGGCGCCGGCGCCGCCTCGATCAGCTTTGACGCGGTGATTATGCCGGACGAAATCCGACATGCCTGCCGCAGGTCTTCGGGGAGTGACGGCGTATTTTTGGGCGCGCGGAAATCGCGAATCTTGTCGGCGAATTCCTTGAGCTCGTCGACGCCGTCGCACAGAGTGAGGATCACCGGCCAGTAGAACCGCATCTGCTGCGCGGAGCCGCACGTACTGACCAGATTATCCAGCGCGTAGTGCGCTAGACTAAAACCTTTCGCCGTCTCCATTCGAAGTTCGGCCCACGCGTTGAGCTTTGCGCGCAGGGAATCGGATATTTGGTCGTATCGCGCTGTGGCGCGCGCGGGGAGCACCGGCGGCGACTTACCGTTGTGTGGGCGGCACGTCGCCTGAATTACTGCATGGTGTTCGCCGCCAACGGGGTACCCGATTTGGGTTTGGTCCACCGAATTGAGGTTCGTTAGAACCCCGGCGCGCTTCAAGATGAAGGCATCTTCTGGGTCGGCGATCAGGTCCAGCACCTCGTCGTGCGTGAGCTCGATGGACTGCGTCTTTGCCATCTCGCTGTGCAGGTACATGATCCGCCGGTTGAGCTGCGAATGGATGTTCCAAGAGATTGCGCGACTCATTCAGTTACCTCCGTGGTAATTTTCGGTGGCTTGCGTGGTTTCACCGCCATGATTACGGCCTTGAGGGGATGCGGAACCTCGCCTTGTCTCGCCTATCCACGCGGCCTCATGAAAGAACCGCGCGGCCTACGTTCGCCCATACAAACAGCGGGAATGTCGGAACCGCCATCTGCACTGCCACCGGTGGAAGCGGGGGATAACCTCCCCTCAGGCATCACTCCCGCTCGGCACGTCAACGACGTCGCCGAACGGATATTTCGAACTCGGATAGATGTTCCCCCAGATCACCGGGTAAGCCGGCGGCTTATCGGGGAACGAACCCATGCCGTCCGTGAGGAACACGAGCGCCTCCGGCTCTAGACCGCGCTCGGCAATCTCGTCGAATACCGGACGAAAATCCGTGCCACCACCCCCCGGTGCGCCCTTGCAGCGCACAGAGTTGAGGTCGCTCGGATCATAGAGCTCGTCGACGCGGTGGACTTTCGCGTCACACCAGATCACCACGAGCTCGCGCGGCCGGACATCTTCCAAGATCCCGGCCATCTCGGCGAAGAACATATCCAATTCCTTCTCGCCGATAGATCCCGACGTATCGCAGCCGACGACGACAGTGCCGGCACCGAAGCCGGAGCGTCCGGGGGCAACGATACCCCGCACGATCAGGCGGCGATCGGGCTTCTGCCAGTTGTACGAGCCGCTACCGACCTTGCGCGCGAACAGCGCACGGATCTTCTCGCGCCAGTCGATCTGCGGATCGAGAAGCTCTCCGAAGAGCCGTTCGAGACCGGCGGGAAGCTTGCCCTGTGCACGAGCGGCATTGGCCGCCGCGGCAATCGCCGTCTTCCACGCGATCTCGTTTCGCTGCTGGGACGCCGTGTTGGGATCTTGGCCCCTGCCGGCGCCCGGCGACAGGTGGATGTCGAAGCCCTTGCCGCTCATCGGCGGCTTGTCCTTGATCAGCTTCCGATAAGCGTCGAGGCCGGTATCCTTCGCCGTCGCGATCTTCGGGTCGTGCAGCCAGTCCTTGTTGAACTGGCCGACCTTCGACTCGATCAGCGCGTCGTTGATCACCAAGTCGAGCGCCTGGTTCATCGTCTGCTGGTCGTAGGGAAACGACTTACCATCGGGGTAACTTACCTTTCCCCGCTGGGCGAATTGGTGCATCGTGATGCAGTGGTTGTAGATGCAGTGCATGATTTCGTGCGCCACGATGAACACGCGCTCGTTCAGGTTATATTTGAAGAACGTGTCGGGGTTGATGATGAGCGAAGAGCCATCGGTGGCCGCGATCGGAACGTCCTTCGTGAACATCGCGATGTGCTTCGAGTTCACGGTGTCGAGCATCGTGTAAAAAATGTGCGAGAACGCGGGGCAGTGCCAGAGCAACGAAACGCGCGTGTCGCTCCAAGCTTTTTCCTGCGCCGGTGTGAGTGCGCACGGTTCAGGCTTCTTGTCCATTCTCACTCCTCTCTTTGGGTGGCGGTGTTGGTGTAGGTGGAAGCTGTCCGAGCTCGTGCAAGCGGGCGACGACCTCGATAATCGTTTCGTAGGATTCCGGGATCACGATCCTCTTGCCGAGGAACTCCACCGATCCCTCTCGATAGACCACGTAGTCGCCTTCACGCGACTCGAGAACGAACGCGGTGTCGCTTCCGTTAGGAGCGCACCGGTAAAAGCGGCCGCTGGACGCGAGCACTTCAAAAGGGAATCCCAACAGAGGGATCGTCATCCGGTGCCCTGATCTTCGGCAGGCTGCTCTTCCGGAATGTCGTCGGCCAGCAGGATCTCTTCCTGCGGCGTGAACATATCTTCGGTGAACAGCGCGACCTGCGGCTTGCTCTTGTCCTGCAAGAGCAGCGCGGTGGTGTAGATGTGCTTCGCGGCCATCTTGGCGGCGGTCAGCATCTGCTTGTCCTTCTCCTCCTTCGTGTCGGCGTCACGATGGTCGAAGCGGACTTGGATGGTGAGCGTGTTGCTCATGGGTTACCTCCAGGGGTTACTCCGAGAATGATGCGAAAGACGGGATTGGTGCGGCACGCTTCGCGCCACGCGTGGAAGACTTTCGTGCCCTCTTCATCGAAGAACACGAAGGTCCAATTGCCCTTGCGCTCGATGCGGGAAACGCCTTCTTCGGCTTGCTCCCCCCGCCGAACTACTTTGCTGACCAACAGAAGCGACGACACCAACTGCTGTGATCTCTTGCTGCGGCGTACGTCCATCGTGATCAAAGGAATTTCCCGCCAAGTTTGCGTGGCCTCATCCCACCGGCTGCGAGCCTCTTCCTCGGCGAACGGCCGAATGCGATCGGACTTCGAGGCGAGCTCTTTGAACTCATCGCGAAGCGATGATCCAATCTGGTGCAACAATCCGGCGGCCTCTTTGCTGATGTAGACGATCCCGTCTTTTTCGAAGCCATCGAAGGCCGCTTGAATTGCAGCGGCGCCGGCGTCGATAAGCCGTCCTGCTTCCTCGTGCTGCTTGCGCACCTCGAGGATCTTTTCCCTGATGTGTGGGTGCACGGTGGGTTACCTCCAAGGTAAAGGGCCGGGCTCGCCGCTCGCGGGGGCGGGGGACGCGACGAGCCCGGCAGGCGTATCTTCGGTGCGATTACTTCGCGCCGGAGATGGCCGCCATCAGTGAGCTGTTCTCCATGCACCACTTCTGCATCGCAGGCGTGGAGACCAGCGAGATGTCCTTCTTGCACGCGGCCTTCGCGAAGGTGACGCTGAATTCCTTCGGCATCCGTTCGACGTACTTGATGACGGGAACGATGTCCTTCTGCGTGACGCGGTGCGCGAGGTTGTAACAGACGAGCATCTGGGCATCCGGTTTCGTCGGCAGCTTCGCCTTGTCCGGACCCGCGACGATCGTCTCGTACTTCGGCATCTCGCGCTCGAGCTTGACGAACGCGAAATACTGCGCTGTCGCACCCTGACCGATAATGCCTCCGACTTCCTCCATCGCGGTGGGATCGTCGGGGATGTTGCCCTTCTCGGAGATGGCTTGCAGATACCGATCCGCACCGACCAGAGACCGCGGCGTGCACCACGGCCCCTGCTTGTCAGGCACCTTGTCGGCGAACACGATCTGCGGGTTCTGGGAAGCGAACGCCACGGTGAGGGGCATCACACCGTTGTTCATCGCCCAGTCGACCCACGATTCGAGGTCGTCGGTGACGTCGATTTCCATGCGGCGGTTGATCAGATGGTCCAGCTCCTTGGTCGAACCGGAACGATCCTCGCTGCGGTTACCCGCCATCCACACGCGCCAGCCCTTCGGCAGGCGATGCGGACCGAGGCGACCAGACAGGGCGGCCTCACCGATGATCTTCTTGACGTCGGTGTCCATCTTGTCGGCTTCGTCGACAACGACGATCCCGCCGTCATACTGATCGAGCCGCTTGCCTTCGTCCGTCCTGAACCAGAACGGATCGGAGAACAGCGACTCCAGGTGTCCCTCGATTTCGCGCGGCATGAGATAGCCGACCGAGTCCGGCGGGTTGAGCAACGGCCCATTGATGATCACGAGGCCGAAGTTCTTACCGAGCTTCTTCGAGAGGATCGCCGGCGCTTCGGAAAAGACGGTGGTCTTTCCTCGGCCGGGCGACGACTTGAGATAGACGCAATACCCGGAGGCGTACCAGCCGGGGATGCGCTCAAGGACAGTGTTCAACTTCATTCACGGGCTCCTGAGTGTGGGTGGGCGGGGACTTCACGCGCCGCAGGTGGGGCGGACGCGTAAACGGAATGCGGCGGACGGGCTGCACCAGCTCGATCTTGCCGGCTGAATTCGTCTCGACGGCGAGGCGCGCGCGCCGCGTCTTGATGACGAGCGACTGCTCGCTCTTGGTGAGCTTGTCGAAAAAGTCGCGGTCGACGCGGAGGACGTTCAGCGACTTGTCGAGCACGGCGACAGTGCTAGTGCCCAGCGATCCATCCGTTACGAAGCGGACCACCCGCGGCGGCCCGTCGTCGGGCATCATGGAGAAGTTCATCGTTACCTCGTGGGGTTACGCGGCCTTGGATCTCTTCAGCTCACGGACAAACTTGCGGACGTCGCCGACGAATTCCTTCAGCGATCCGAAATTCTGGATCGTGTAGTCGGCGGGGAAGTTCATCAGCTCGCTGGGATGCGACGACTTCGGAAACAGTTCCGGCCGGTCGATCCGCAAAATGAAACCGCCCGCGGCTTTGATGGCGCGGGCTTCATTCTCAAATCGGCAATCCTCGGCGACGACATGCAGCTTGGACGGCAGCATCTGGCACGAACGCTTCCATGCATTGATCCAGAGGTCGGGATGGATCATGTCGCGGCCCCACTCGGAGCCGAGCGTTTGCATCGCGTGCCGCGGAGTGCGGCCGCCGAGCAACGCGCATGGCGTTTCTTTCAGCGAGCCTTCTATCTCTTCGTCGTTGAGGCCGAGAGCACGCATCATGTTCTTGAACGGCGCGGCGAAGCGCACGCGCGCAAAGCCCAGCTCTTCGAATTCGACGGCGGCCGTGCTCTTGCCGGCGCCAATCTTTCCGGTGATGCCGATGACGAGACGTTTCATTGATCGCTTTCTTGCAGGTGGAAGACATGCGCCAGTAACCCCGCAGGGTTACGCGGGGGTCACATTTCAAAATCGTTCAGGAATTTATTTCTGTTCGGCGGCGCGCTCGTGCGCGAGTTTCGCCAACGCCAAGAGCAGGCCAGCGATCTTCTCCAGCGAGCGCCAGATAAAGAGGAGCAGAAGCGCGACGACGATGAGTGTGGCGGTCAGCATGATGCTCCTCAGCAGTAGGGTTTCTGGATAAGCCGACGGCGCGCGCCATCCGGCTCGATCTGGTGATACTTGCCGCCGGAATAGTGCGCGCAATCGAGCGCGAACCCGCGGCGGATGATCTCTGCGTTGATCTCGATACCGTGCGAGGTAACGCAGGTGCCGACCACGCGATTGTACGACCAACCAGACCACTTGCAGGTCACGCGGTCGTTGCCGATGATTTCGATGAGCGCGTCTCGCGCCGCCGGCCCGTTCGGCTCGTCCAGCTCCTCGGCGTCAACGCCCTGGAGGCGGACGCTTTGGCCTTGCACGCGGATGGTGTCGCCATCGTGGACGCGTGCGTATCCCGATAGCGTGCCGGATTGCGCGATCGTGAGTGCGCACAACCCCAGCCACTTGCATATGATCGGCGTCATGATTTCTGTCCAATGAGCGCGAGCATCAGCTCGGCGGCCGGTCGGTCTTTGTCGAGCAATTCGAGGAACCCGCGACCCGCTTCCGTGAGGAGGTAACGCTTGCCCTTGCGCGGCCCGGCGCGCCGCATCTCGACAAGCCCGAAAGCGAGTCTGGTCTCGTTTGGATTCCAAGACGGGGATTTGGAGTAAACAGACTTTGGAATGAACGGCAGCCGGGCGCCGCCTTCGTGTTGGCACAGCCGAAGCCACTCAACGAACTTGGTTTCCTTGCCGGCATAGAAGAGCTTCGGGACGCCCTTCATTTCGTAACCTCGTCAGGTAACTTCGGCACGCGGCCCATCCAGGGCTCAGGCTTGATCGCCCGCATCCAGTCGACGAACGACGGGATATGTCCGAAGTCCTCTTGAACGTGCTGCTCGCCAACCCACCGAGTCGGTACTTCGCGGCCGGTGCTGATCTTCACGATCGGTCCAAAGAGCTGCACGCAGAGCATGATGCCCTCGGCGTGATGGCGCAGCGCGCGATGTCGAAAGTCGCAACTGATCGCCTTCGATCCGTCGAACCATTGGTGGATGTGCAGGTAATCTTCCGGCGTTCCACCCCACTTCTTCGCGCTCGACCTCGCGTGGTGATAGGGGTCAGCCATTTTTCTTCCGCTGCCGGCTGCGGACCTTGTTGCCCGTCGAGTAATCCCAATGGGAATGCTTGGAGTCGGTGAACCGCTCGTTCATTTCGAGCAGCACCTGGCCGGTGTCCGCGACGACTTCGACCCGGCCAAAGCCACCATCGTTGTTGTACCAGTCGATCCCCGGCCGGTTGATGATCGCGTAAACGAATTCCTCGATCGCTTCCCGCAGCGGCATTCGGGCTCGGCTGCCGTCGGAAATCAGGCGTTCGAAAAATAACCCGTCAAGGTTACCTTCCGTCAGACCCTCGACCAGGAAGTCGCTGATCTGGCCGCTATCGCCGGCGCCATCGAAGTCGACGACCAGCTTGGTGATGCCATGCTTCTTCATGACGTCGATAAGCAGCTCATCGTTGTCGAAAGTATTTTTCGTTGGCCATGGTGGTGGCTCCAAGGTGTGGGTGGTCAGTCGAGGTGGAAGAACCAGCGAACGTGTTGCTTGAGGGTTTTCCACAGGCGGCGGCGCGCACGCGCGCGGAGATATTTGATGTACCAATCGTTCGGCGCCGGCGTCGTGTCGAACTTGTCGAGGAAGCCGCCCAGCTCTTCCATCATCGCGCGCCAGTAAATTTGCTTGCTGCGGGCGGCGTTCGTTTGCGGAAACCCGACATTGCCGTTCCCCAATCGAACCGGCAGCTCGACGTCCATCCAGATGTCGGCATCGGTCACACCGTGCGCATCCAGCTTCTTCTTGATCGCCTCGACATAGTTCATGGGCTCACCCCTGCGCGCAGCGTCGCGCGTTTGAGTATCGCGTGGGTAACCTTGCGGGGTTACTCGGCGGAATTTTTCAGGCGGTCTAGCTTCTTCTGAAGCGACCGGATAAGCCCGTCGTTCAGATCGAGCGTGCGATCCTGCCTGAACTTGTGGTGTGGATGTTCCGGCACTGGGCCGGCTTCCAGTCGGCGATTTCGGTCGCGCAAATACTTGATGCGTTGTTCGAGCGCCGCGATTTCGACGGCTGTATTTGCCGGCTTTGGTTCGGGCGTTTTTGGTTCGTGAGTGCGCGCCACTTCGATCGGCGCTTCTCGCACCTCGCCACGCTTGCGTTTCAGAAAATCGGGAATCTCCAGCTCGGCGTATTCGTCCTTATTTTCTTCGTCCACGTTTCTTCCAACGCTCCAATAGATCGTAGATCACCGCCTGCGCTTCCACGGCGTCCAAACACACGGACAGATCAGTGCCCTTGTTCGGCCAGCCGAACTTCTCGCTGCTGTCGAAACCGACGATGCAATACTTGGTGCCGTTTTTGCTTCGCCAAACCATCATGTGGTCGGCGCGGCGACCGCCAAACTTGTTGTCGGTCAGTGGTGCCCAATGTGTCCACTCCACGCGACCCGGTGGAAGTTCAGCGTCTCGCCAGTCGAGATGCTCCAGTTTCATCTCACCACCAGACCATCGAATGACCCAATAGCCAGGCGACGTAACCCAGCGAGGTTACCGCGGCGGCGTAGGCAGCGAGTGGAGTGAGCATCAGCGGGGTTCCGTGATTTCGTGGTTCGGTGGTGTTATTTGGTAGGCTTCTTCGATCGGCGCTTCTTCTTGATCTTGCCTTGCGCGCGGAGTTCGCAGAGGGTTTCGAACCTATGATCGCTGACCAGCTCGTTCCACCCCTCGCCGATTTCGAGTTTCTCGATCGCCTTTAGGTGCGGTATCCAGTCTTTCTCCGTGCCGACAAAGAGTTTACATTTCGCCTTGCCGAAAAGCGTTGAGCAGCAGTTGCGCTTCGAGCGGGTCACGATCGTACCATTCTAGCGTTTGGAGTTTGGGCCGCGTGTAGATGACCGTCATAGCGTGCGGCGAGTAATTCGTGCGCATGAACTCAATGCGCGCGCCGTCAGCGCGGTTCACGCAGGCTTTTTCGACAACCAATCTCGGCGTGCCGCCCGGTGGTCGATGGCACGGCAAAAACTTCAAATCGCCAATCGTGAGTGCGCGCCTACTCATCGAGCGGCAGTCCCAACAGCGAGGCCGTCTCGGCGTCGAGCTGCAAGCCAGGTCCGTTGTTCGCTTTCATGTGCTCGGCCATGCGGAACAGTTGCTCGCACTTGAACATGGCGTTGCCGTTATGCAGCGCGAACTTCGGGTCGGAGTTGGCCTTGCGGAGCGCGTCGCGCGCGATCGCGCGCCACGAGCGCGGCTGCGCCATGCGCCGGCGAGCCTCGTCCTTGATCGCTCTCCAGCGACCACGACCTAGGGCTTCGATCTGCGCCTGTGCGGCGCGCATGATTTCGTCAGGCGGCACTATGCGGGTCATTGTTACCTCGCTGGTTACCTGTGAGTTCGATCAGGATGCACTGGGCCTGAAGTGGGTCGAGCCGCCGCCAGGTCTCTGTGACTTTGTTGTTTTTGTATCGGTAGACAAGATCGTAGAACGGTGTCGAGTTGGCTCGCATCCAAATAGAGATGTAGCCGTCGTCCGTGACCACGTGCGCGTATTTCCATAGCGAGCCATCGTCCACCGGCTCTTCCCACGGTATCTCGTCGAGCGTCATAGCTTCGGTCTCCACCGGGGAATGAGTTTCCACAGAACCGCCTGCGCCGTCGGAGCATCGAGGTCATCGAACCTTTTCATGCGGCCGCGACCATCGCGCTTCTGAAAATGTATCGAGTAGGCGCTATCCACGGCGCTCAATAGGATCACCAGGTAAGCGCCATGCGGCGCTTTAACCCGCGTCCATAATCCTTTCTCAAGCGGTAGATCACTAAGCAGCACGCAGCATCTCCTGCGCCAGCGCGTACTCCGCGAGCTTCTCGATCGGACCATGGAATAGGGTGTGGCGCCGACCGGGGTTCAACTCGATCACGATCGACACGCCGTTTATCTCTACGTCGCCGACGTCCATCGCAAAGAGCCGCACGTGGATCGCCTCGCTCCGCGAGGTCGCCGATACCCTCAGTCCCGTCGACGCGTGGCCAACCCGCGAACCTTCGCCGTTGCCGCCTTGCACGGCGCCGTAGTACCTAGCCATCGTTACCTCCGCAGGTAATGTGGTTGAGGATGCACTGGGCGGACGCAGCGTCGATGTTCTTGTGCTTGAAGAACATGTCGCCTTGCCCGTCCCAGTCACGCGAGCAGGTGTGTGAGATCGTGAACAGGTTGTTTTCCTCACGCCGCACAAAGTAAAAAATCCCGTCGCGGCCGAGCAGCATCTTCGTTGTGCCGCCGTCACCGTTGGTGAGGAACGGCAATTCATCGAGGCGCATGGTTACCTCGCGTGGTTACGTTGGCGTGAGTGCGCGCGACACTACGGCGTGGCGTCACTGTGTTCACGGTGCATCTCCGCGTCACGATCAGTGCTCGGCCAGATAGGCGAGCAGCTTCTCGTACTTGCCGTCCATGATGTCGCGCCGCATCTGCGCTTCGATACGCTTGCGCTCTTCGGCGCTGACGGGGCGCGCGACCATCACGGGTTTCTTCTCGGTCGCCACGGGTTGTCTCCATCGTGGTGTGGGTAGGCGTGAAGAAATTTCCTAACGAATGAATTTGAATATGTGTGAAGATGATGGGGTGGCGGCGCTGCTCACTCGCACGCTGGCGGGAACTGCCGCCACCCCACGCTCGCGGCTCTGGCCAACCGTTCAAGGGTCAGCCTGCTGCGAGCTACCGGCGCACTGCTCCCAACTCTTGGGTTCAGGGCATCACGCCCCTAGCTGCGCCGGGATACTTAGGCGTTACCTGTGGGGGTTACGCCGCCTCGGCCTGCTGCTCGCCGGGCTGCTCGGTCGCGGGAGTATTCTCCACCACCGTCAGTCCCAGCGAAGCCGCCTTGGCCAGAACCTCGTCGCGCTCCTTCACGCTCATGAGGGCAGCGAGACGCTGCTTCACGAGCGAGTGAGCCTGCACGAGTTCGTCCGACTGATCCTGCACGCCGGCTTCGCCAGTCACGATCTTCTCGATCGAGTTGACGATGCGCGTGAGTTCGGTTTCCAAGGTCTTGTCCTTGGAGACCTTCTCGCAGGCGGCGCGGATCTGGTCGTCGGTCAGGTCGGTGTCGCACGCAAGCTGCGCCCGCGCGACGGCGACGAGCGCCGGATACGGGGACACAACTTTCACTTCGCTCTTCACCATCTCCTGATAGAGACGGGAAGCGCGCGTGAACACTTCGACCGGATCGCAGGTCGTCATGCCGCCGACCGCGATAAGCTGGCGAAGCTTGGAGACATTCGCCTTCTTGCCCGTGGCGGTGTGATCGTGAACGGCCTTCTTGCTCTCGGCCGTCAGATAGGCGTCGTAGACGCGATGCGCGTCGTCCTTGCCTTCGCTGTCCTTGTCCAGCGTAACGATGCCATCGTTCGCCGCGCGCACGATCTTGTGCGCGAGCGACGGAAGGCTGTCCTTGCCGGACGCGGCGTCACGACCCAGCTCGCGGACCTCGCTCATGAGGTCGTCGAGCCGCTTGTCGTTCTTCTGCGCTTTGGTGACCATTTCAAGTTGCTCCGTGGGTTGCCATCTCGCTACTCAGCGCCGGAGATAGCTGTCGGCGCGTGCGGGGAGAAATCCCCGCGGTGGTTCGCGCGTCGATACACGGCGTGCGAATTACGTGGTCTTGGTTGCCTATGGGTAACTTCACAGGTTACCCGACGCTCTCGCGCTGAGGCGCGGCGAAAAGAAAAAGCCCATCGCACCACGACACCAACAAATCGCGCGAGCGATCTGGCTGCTAAGGGTCGGACGGTACGATGGGCTAGTCAGCGCGACGCGGGAGGACGATCGCGCAGGGGGATGGTTTGGTGGTTGCGTGGTGTAATAGACCGGACACCAAGTTCAACCGGCGGTGTGGTGAGGCGGGTTCGTGCGCGCGTGAGTGCGCGCCGCGTCACCGGCGGCGATCTTTATATGTGTGAATAATCGCCGGTTCAGATAAGTTACAGCAAATTTGTTTTCGCTGCCGCGCCAATGGCTTGCGGCTTATTCTCCATATTCTCCATATTCGCAGGAGATACAGGCGAATTATTTCGAGCTTCAATTCCAAAATGTAACCTAGCGAAAGTTACATTTTGGAATTGAGGGGTCGCGCGGGGGGTGTGTATCTAAAACCTATAGTAAATATAGAGAATATAGAGAATAAGAAAGAATGTCGCTGCGGCACTAAGCTAACTTTAATTGCTATACTTTCAAGCAACCGAGTTCGGTTGTGGTAAATATAGCAATTAAGTTTTAGTTGTAGTCAGCGCGCCTTGATGAGTTCGTCGCGCGGCTCGGCCCAGCAAACCACCGGACCATTAGACCACCGACGCGCGCCATTGCCGTAAGTCTTAGCGCGATATGGTTTCACGCCGGCGCAAGGCACGCGCACGACCAGCGCATCATCGTATGATGCAATGGTCTTGTGGTGCGGATTGAACACGGCGCGATAGAGTTCGCGGTCGAAAGCCTCGTGGCATCGCTCGCTGAATTGCTTGCGCGCCTTCTCGATCTTCGCCCGCATGGATGGGTTCGCCATGGGGTAACCTCGTGGGTAACAAAACGATCAGACCATGAAATGAACAAATGCGCCCACGACCGCAATCGCAAGCCGTGGGCGCAATGAGATGGTTTCCCGGTATCCAGTCTCTTGTTGACTGGGGTCTAGCCCTTCCACTGACGCGGTGTTCGCACGGCTCTGGGTGAGCGTGCTACTGGGCGCGCACCAAGTTCACTTGGTTTCGTGGTCGCATGGTGTTAGGCAGTTTAAGACCTTGAGAGTTGCGGATAACGTGGCCAATAGTCCAGCATCTCCGCCACACCCTTCGGGACCATACCGACGACATGACGGCGCAGGGTTCACTCGGCTCCGCGCTCGCGGAATTTCCTCTGGCACCATCGGGCTTTTTCATAAGTCAGGGCACCCGAAGCCCCCGCGCGTCTGCACGCGCCGCGATATGACCTAGCTATCTCGCCCGTTGGCAATCTCGCCCGCACCGCGTAGCTCCACTGGTGAGCAGGAGCGCCGCCGACAGCCTTTTATACTGTCGCACCTTTCGGTGGCATGGTTCCGGTTCGGGTAGGGCGCTTGATTGCCCTACAGCCTAGGTGCGGGGGCCGGGTACCCGGCGGGGTAACTGGACAGCGGGGGCCGCCGGGGGGGCCGCGCTTTTTTGGGGACTCCGGAAATATCCAGGACCCAAAATCGACGTTGTTACTTTCGAGCAACTTCCCTACATTCGCATTCATGAAAACCTTCACCACCTGGATCGAAGGCGTTCCGCTGATCGAAGTCGACGCGGAGAACCTGCCGCCGATCGCCGCCTATCGCGATGCTTTCGACGTTCCGGAGCCGGTGCGGGCACAGATCCGCGCCGCGCGCGACGCCGGCGTGCCGCCGTCGGAGCTCTCGAGAATCTTCAATATGCCGATTGCGTGGGTTGCAATTTTCCTGGGCGAGCCCAACTAGCAACCCCAAGAGCCTTGACTCCGAACTAGCAGCGAGCCCCGGCGCACATCGCCGGGGTTTCGTTTTGTGACACAGCCGATACCCCCACCTGCGATACGGCACCTCGAGAAAACTTTTCAGAGGGCTGTTCATGTCTGCGTTGAATGCAAGTTTGGAAGCCGCGCGCATCTACGCGCAGTTGGCGAACGGTGATTTTTCCGAGGCCCAGCTCACTGCGTTGAGCGAGCTCAAGGTCGATATCGCCAAGCTTCTCTACCTTGCCAACGGCGGCGAGCTGCGGGTTGCGCACGTCCAGCGGATGTTCGTGTCCGCATTCGGCGTGCTGATCCGGCCGGCGAATACGACCGCCTATTCGGCCAACGACAGCATTTCGAACAACAGCACCGCCGGGAACGTGATCCCGATTTACACGAATCCAGCGGACGTGAATGATCAGCCGATTGAGATCAAAGAGCTGTTGCTCGAGACAAACGACACGGGCGTCGGAACGGCCAACATGCGCGCGTTCCTTTTCAATGCCGATCCGACCGCCAACGGCGGCGTGATCAACGGCGACAACGGCGCCTACTCCAACAAACGCAACGGCTTCATCGGCTCGATGCAGGGGCAGTTCCGCGTGTTCAGCGATGGTGGGAAGGCCAAGCTGACGCCGGACGAAGGCCAGAGCATCATCACGCTCCCCGTGGCCGGCAGCAATCTGATCTATTACCAGTTGCAAACGCTCACCGGCTTCACGCCGTCGGCGAACAGCACGCTCTTCAACGCGACGCTCCGCGGATATATCGGCCGCGCCTAATCGCGGTCTCGCTGCCGACTAAACCACCAAACCATCTGACCATCTCGCCGCGCGCAAGAACGCGACGGGATGGTTTCGTGGTGTGATGGGCCAGACGGTTCCGCGCGGCAGTGAACGAAAAAATTCACACCCGGTCGAACCGAATTGAGACTCATGTGTAACCCCGGCGGCCGATACCGCCGGCATGATGATCTCCGAAATCAAGAAGACCCTCCACGCCGCGCTCTTCGCGTTGGCATTCGGTCTCACCGGAATGGGCGTCACTCACGCGGTGACCCCCGATCTTTCCCAGTGTGAGGCGAGCGTCACCGAGATCGACGACCTGATCAAGACGAGCCCGATGGGCAACGTTGTTCGCGTCGATCGACTGAAAGGCCCGGAGGTGAAGGCATACTTCCTGAATTGGGGTGAAGACGTCGAATGGGATGTCGCCATCTCATTCGTTTTGAAAGACGGCCGCGTTCTAACCCTCGCTGGCAACGGTGAGTGTTTTACTTGGCACGGCATCACCGACGTCGAGAAACACGATCGGGCGATGCGCAAAGCGAAAATCGAAGCGTGAGCTACCAGTACGGCGACCTCAAAGACGAATACGCTGAGCTCCTCAAGACGGCCCGGGTGACCCGGGCCACCGAGATTGAACGCACCGCGGACCGGCTGATCAAACTGATCCCCCGGTATCGTGACGTCGAAGCGGCGACCGGTGTCCCCGCTGTATGGCTCGCGGCAATCAACGAGCGCGAGAGCTCTTCGAACTTCCGAACCTATTTGGGCAACGGCGACCCACTCAATCGGGTCTCCGTTCATGTCCCCGCGGGACGCGGGCCGTTCTCCTCCTGGGAGGCCGGCGCAAAGGACGCGCTTCATCTGGATCGCATGGACACGGTCAAGGACATGCCTGAGGGCTGGTCTTGGACGCGTGGATGCTTCCAGGGCGAGGCGTGGAACGGGTTCGGACCCCGGATGCACGGGATCCACACCGGATACCTGTGGGCCGGGATGACCCCGTACGTGCGCGGCAAGTACGTTGCCGACGGCGTATGGGATCGCAATCACGTCGACGAGCAGCTCGGGATCATTCCCATGATGCGCGCGCTCGTCGAGCGCGATGCTTCGCTCGATCTGGCCGGCGACCCGTGGTCCACGGATCCGCTGACCAACTACGTGCCGCCGCCGGCGCCCAAGAGCCAGGACGATCTCGACGACGTCGCCACGCTTCAGCGCGATCTCAACAAGATCATGGGAACGGATCTGCGGGTGGACGGCTCTTACGGCCGGCTGACCCGCGGCGTGGTCATGGACTTCCAGAAAAAGTTCGGACTTCAATGGATCGACGGCATCGTCGGTAACGAGACCAAGTCGGCCATTCAGCAGCAGTTGGGTGGCCACTGATGCACGGCAACATCGGCAGCAAACACGATCACACTTACGAGACGTCGAGCTGGCGCTACTGGTTCGACTTCTGTCTCTTTCCCGCGGTGTTCTGCCTGACCGTGGCGGTTTACGACCGCTCGTTCGGTTTCAACCTCGGGATGCTGTTTGGGTTCGTGTTCGGCACCTTCGCCGAGTACTGGGCGCACCGAACGCTGCTGCACGTTTTCTTTTGGCATGGGACGCACGAGCGGCATCACCAGCATCCGAAAGAGTACGTGGTGTTTCCGCTCTGGAGGCTGCCGGCGTTCTTCGCGACGGTGTTCCTCGTGAGCCATGCGATCGGCGCCGAGGGGTTCTTCGCCGGATTCACGCTCTGGTACTGCTGGTTTCTTCTCCTGCACCACATGCTCCACCACCTCGATCTTAACGAGCATACGTGGCTGCATCGCTACGCCATTTGGCACAACCGCCACCACAAACTCACCCACTACAACTACGGCATCACGACCCCGTTCTGGGACCGGATGTTCGGCACCTATCTGTGAGGCTTCCATGAAAAAGCATATCGCCGCGCTCGCGCTGTCGACTTCCATTCTGCTCGCCGCCTCTGCGGCTGAAGCGAAGAAGGTCGTCGTGATCCGCGGCATCTTCGGGAACATCGTGTCCCCGATGACCGAAATCGTCACCGGTCTCCAAAAGCGAGGTCACCAGGTCACCGTCCGCGAATGGTGGATGGGCGTCCCGGAGCCCGGGTTTGATGTCGCAGTCGTGCACTCCGCCGGCGATGTCCCGGGACTTATGTCGCGGGCCAAGCAGGTAATCACCATAGATCCGACGTTCATCAACCCGGGATGTCAGCCCGGTTCGAAGTGCACGAACTAC